TGGCGGCCAACGCCGTCCCGGTAGAAGGGTGCCCGCTTGAGCTGACTGTGGCTGAAGAGGCCGAAGCCGACGATGCTGAGGCCGAGGGCAATGCCGCCGGCCCGGCGCTCGAGTTGGGCCTGGAGCGCCTGCTTGCGCTGGAGGTCGCCCGGGATGGCCTTAACGATGCCCCGGACGATGGAGCGTTTACCACCCTCGATCTCGGAGAAGCTGCCCTTGCGTACGCCTTTACCGAGGCGTTTGACACCACGCTCGATGTTGGCCAGGCCACTGACGGGGTCGGTGCGTACGGCGCGGAGGTGAGGGTCAACACCTTCACCTTTGAGCCGGCAGTCCCAGCTAGGCGGGATGCAGCGGCCACCGCACTTGACGTTGGGTGGGTTGCATTCGACGGCGCGGGCAGTTTTACCGGTGCGGCTGCGGGCGGGGGCGTCGAGGCGTGCCTTGGTGGCTAGGTAAGCCGCGGTGCGGAAGCCTTCGGGAGTGGTGTTGCGCGGCGTCATCGTCAGTAGCCCTCGTTGTAGGCGCGGAAGGCGTCAGCCTCGGCGTCGGGCACTGGAGATAGCCCTGCCACATTCTGACCGGGGAAGAAGTGCTGAACGGCGACTTTGGCGGCGCGGAGTGAGTTGAAGCCTGTGGTGTAGGGGCCGTCCGTGATAGCGCTGTCGAGGGCGAAGCGAGCTCGGTAGAGCTTGCGCGCTCGGGTGCGGTGTGGGCCAAGGATCAGCACAGGGGCGGCAGCGCTGCTGTCGATCCGCTGCCCGTCGGGGCCGACGAGTGGGCCGGCGACGACATCGCCGTGGCGGTGGGTGATGGCGATGCGAAGACCGTCGGCGTCGGCGAACAGGGAGTCGCCGCGGCCACCTTCGGCAGGGGGTAGTACGGCGCCGCTTTCAGCGGGAACTTCTTCCTCGGTGGGTGCTGCTTCGCCCTCGGGGAGTGCCGGAGGCTGCGTGGCGGCCTGCAGTTGGGCGTCGTAGCCCGCCATCTGCGACTGGAATTGAGCGTCGGTGCTGGCGATGAGCTGCTCGGTGACAGCTTCGTTGAGTTTTGTGTCAATCGAGTAATCGGTGCCGCCAAAGCGGGACTCGCGCACTTCCAGCGGGTTCAGGACGCCGAGCTGGATGTACTGCGCGTCTGAAGTTGCCTTGAGCTGGTGGAGCTCGGCCTTCTCTTTTTCGGTCTGAGTGAAGACGGAGGGGAAGCTGACGGACCAGGATTCGGGAATGCGGCCGCGGGTTGGACCTTCGCGCGAGGCGAGGATGTAGGTGAAGACCTCGGTGATTGGGGTGCGGCAGTAGACCTCCTGCCACTGCTCAACGAGAGAGGCCCAGACACGCTCTTCGTATCGGCCTTCTTTACCGAGGCCTCCGGGGCTATCACCCATGAGGATGGAGGCGGGCCATCCGGTAGCTGCCTGCAGATCCTTGATGAAGGGGTCAGTGGCGGTGGCGATGTTGCTCAGTGCTCGGTTGATGAAGCTGATCTCTTCTTCGACGTCAACGACCATGCCGCCGTAGACACTACGGCTGAGGTTGTTGGCTTCGAGACGCTTGCGGAGATCGGACTCATTGCCTGCGGCGATGCGGTTGAACAGGCCTGGGATCTTGTGAACGAAGACGTCTGAATCGGAGGTCATCGACTCGAGGCCGGACATCGCGGTCTCGTAGCGCTTGAAGGCGTTCCAGACGAGCTGGAGGACGGACTGGCCCCAGCCGGTGTTGCGAGAGCGGAGATTCCAGGGCAGGTAGAGGCCGTCGAAGCGCGCTACGCGGGTGTGGTGGACGCGGATGTTGACGTAGCCGCTGGTCTGATCAGGGGTAATGCGCTGCGACGTGGTGATCCGGTAGTGCGAAGGACGGGAGTAGTCCGTGATGGAGAAGTCCTCGGGGATCAGTTCGTGCCGCGAAAGCGGGACGTATCCGCGGACAGCGCGGATGCGGCCCATCTCGACAGGTTCATCAGGCTGGCCGCCGTCGTCGATGAGCAGCACAAGGCCGGCGCCGCCGTATAGGCGCTGAAGCTTGATGACTTCGGCGAGGGCGAAGTGGAACTGGGTGGCCTGAAGGAACTGGTTGAACCGAGTGAGAAGGTCGGCGTTGTCTGCGGCGGCGTCACCGCCTAGGGCGATGCTCGGTTGGTGGCGCAGGATCTCGTCAGCAATGCAGTCGACGTAGCGACGAGGGATGCCGTTGGTATATAGGGATTCGAGTTCGGCTTCAGTCAGCAGAGTCTGAAAGCTGACACTTGTAGCGGTTGTTTTATCTTTTGCGGGTACACCTAGGCCCGTTAGCGCATTAACTAATGCACCATCATTCCGGTATTTGTCTGAGGATGCAGTGGTCATAGCACAAACAGGCTCGGGGAGAGCTGTGCTCAGAGTAGCGGTATGCAGCAAAAGATCATAGATATCGGTTACCAGATGCAAGTGAATATGGTAACTGATATCTGTATCTGGTAACGTGATTCTGCATCTGGTAACCGATAGTGGTATCTGGTAACGTACCTGTGCAGGAGTTGACAGCCGGATGGTTGGGTAGGCTGGTGCAGCCACCTCCCAGGGCATGGTTGACCATCGGATCGATGGATCAAGTCTCCTGACCAAACGGCAAGCCAAACAGCAATTCCGCGAAGGGATCCTCAGTAGTTGGGGATCCCTTTGTGCTTATTGCGGGCAGCCGGGGGACACGTTGGATCACGTCCGGCCTCGGTGCCGGGGAGGGCGGACAGACCGGGCGAACTTGGTCTGCTGTTGTGCTCCGTGCAATCGAGCCAAAGGCAGTGAGCTCGACTGGCAGCATTGGTTCAGACAGCAAAGCTGGTGGTCGCCACACCGGGAACACGCCATCCGCCTGTGGATAGGCGAAGCAACTCAGGGATGGATAGCCGCCTGAGTTACCTGCGAGGCGTTCCTCTGCCGACGCTCTCGGTGATTAGAGCGTAGCGGTGGTGCTAGATGTTGTCGAAGAAGCTAGCAGTAGCAGGTGTTTCGGGGATTAGCGAACACGCGAAGGCGAGCGCCATGACAGTGTCGTCGTGGGCGCCACTTACGGCTTGACGGGCACCGCTTTCCTGCTGCTGAAACGCGCGGAGTTCGTCCGCGATGATGCCGGGAGGGAATACCAGCTCGTCGCGCTCGAGCAGATACAGAATCCTGTCGGTGGCTACGGTCTTGGACGCGCGGCTGGTGTTGAACGTCTCAATGGCGTAGTTTGGTAACACATGTTGTAGCGCTTCGGCGATCACGGAACCCATCGCTTGCTTCTCTACTATTACGCGCTGCGGCATGTAGTCCTCAATCAAGGTTTTTACATGTTTCAAGCTATAGTCTGTGCTTTTGCCGTTTTCGCGGTACATACCAACGATCTCGTAAGGCGTAGTGGTGATGTCCAAGACCATTGCTACGAAGTAATCGTTGCCCCCGGCGTTGGGGTCAATGCCGATGACGTAGCTGCGATTGATCGAACCACACTCGCGCCAATGTCCGCGAGAAGCGCGGGTGATCAGCTCGTTTGGGTAGATCTGGGTGTCGGTGGCGCCGAACTGCAGCTCGTACTCGGAGTTCCATGCCGCGAGCGTCATGCGGCGCGACTCGCGAGTGCGGCGGGCCCAGTCGGGGTCAGCGCCGTAGATGGGGTGCTGCGAGTAGTGGATGGCGACCTTGTTCCAGTCGCCCTCGTCGGAATGCCAAAGCTGACCGAACCAGTCGAGCTCGGTGTCGGGAGTGGAGACCACGATGACCTTGGCCGCGTCGCCCACCATGGAGAGCGTGGGCATGGCACCGCGGTAGATCTCGGCGGCGCCCTCGAGGAAGGCGGCCTCGTCCATGAAGAGGACGGAGCAGCTTGGGATGCCGCGGGCGGCGCGGGGTGAGGCGGGCAAGAAGTACAGCGTGCCGCGACCTTCGAAGGCGAGCTGCGTGTTGCTGTCGGTGAGGTAGCGGACGGTTTCGCCACGGAGGCTGTTAGCCATGGCGCGGACGCGGCGGCCGAGCTCGGAGGCATCCTGCTGCGTCTTGCTGAAGATCACTGCAGCGAAGCCGCGCTCGGTGAGGGCGCGACAGAGCAGGTAGTTGCAGACGGTCTCGGATACGCCGGTCTGCCGGGACTTGTTGACGAGGGTGTTGGGGTTGGCGTTGATGGAGCGGATGAGCTCTATCTGGTACTCGTAGGGATCAAAGGGGGCGACGGTGCCGCTGGTGCGAATCCAGGTGCCTCGTGCGAACGACGGCCAGCGATCGACGCTAGGCAGCGAGGTAGCGGTGGAGGTCTCGTAAAGGGCAGCCCGCGCCTGACGGCGAGCTAGCTCGGTTTGGAGGCGTTCGACGCGCTTGCGCAGGGTGGAAACAGACGGCATCAGCTGTCAAAGTCCTCGGGGTCGGCAGAGGGGAGCAGCAGGTCGTCGGGGTCGAGGTCTTCAGCCGGCGGAGGTACAGCGGTGGTGTCGACGTCGGCGGGCGCCGTGAGGCGGAGGAGCTGGCGCTCGAGGTCGGCGATTTGGCGCTCCAGGATGCGGCGCTCTTGGTAGGCCTGGGCTCCGCTCATCAGCGTGCGGGCGGCGGAGATGCGGTCGGCAGCCCGGGCGCCGTCGTCGTTGATGATGCTGTCGAGGACCTGGATGGCAGCAGGGATTGTGCTGATGTTCATCCCGCCGGTCTCGGAGAGAAGTTCCTGCTGAATGCGGGAGATGGCTTGCTGGACGGCGGGGCGCTGACGCCAGGTGTAGACGGATTTTTCGCTGACGCCAATCTTGCGCGCGGTTTCACGGATGGTGGTGCCGCGCGCGAGAAAGTTGGCAGCGATGCGTTGGCGCTCGTTAAGGCCGTCGGGGCCGTAGACGCGATCAACCACTGGGCGTAAGTGTTCCGATAGGTTCAGACTAGCGGAAGAATATACGGGTGAGATTGAAGTTGGCTAGATGCGTGCGGTTAC